CGGCATCGTTTTTAGGACGTGAAAAACTGCCGTCATCGTCCCAATCTGACATGGCATTAATCCGCGTGATGCCGAACCGGTCAGTCAGTGCGGCCATCACGACTTCAGCTTTGCGCGGATGTAATGCTAGCGGAGTATTGAATAATCGTTGTGCCAAATGGGGTAAATTCATTACTCTACCTTCGGATCTTGAATAGTTTTATCAGCAGGAGTATCCAGTTGCGCCCAACTCGGCGGAGTCAAACCCCGTTCTTTAAACGCATCGAGTTCACGCTTACGCTGATCGAGCATCTCTTCCCAGTCTTCACCGGCGTTTTCTGCGGCTTCCATCTCAAGAGTAGAAAGCCCGGCATCCATTCCGAGGATCGCCCCTTTTTTCTCCGCAACAGGATCTACCCAACCCCGGCCCGGTCCCATCCATTGGGCACGACAATAGGCTGCCCGCGCTTCCAGAAAATCTGGAGCACCAGCTGGCAACGGTAAATCTTCTATGTCGTGAATTTCTTCAATAAACGCGGTCAAGATAGGTTGAGCAAAGCCGATTGAAAAATCAGCGCGACGCCGAGTTAAGGTTTTCCACGCTTCTAACATGGCAGAACGAGCTGAACTGTAGTTCACATCAGACCAGTCTTGTGTCACTTGCTGAGTAGACAGCCCGGTTGCTGCTGCAATATTGCGTAGTGCTGCGCTTTCAAAGCCTTCAAAGTTGCTGTGTGGCCGTGCAGCATTCACTGTTGTTATCTTCTCGCCGGGATACATAATTGGGATACGCGCCCCATTCTGCAAAGACATACGACGATCATTGTGAAACTCGACGCGTCCCTGTTGATATGCGCCTAAATTCTCATCCTCACTTTCGCCCAATGCCGCTTCAACTAATGCAGGATCATACGGTGACTCAATATAAGCGCCGAAAATCGCATTCAAAATAGCGGCTTCAAGCTCTGACTGGTCATATTTAATCAGCATCTTCAGGCGCTGAACAACCGGCGTTAAGATGCCGTTACCCTTGTGTTGTGCTCCGCGCTCGTGATCAAAATCATGCACAACATGCGGGCGTCCCCACGCTGTTTCACGCGGTATACGCTCCCATGTCATCGTTTTTGCACCACTCCACCAATCGCCAATATGGGCTTCCCGGATATGGTAAAACGTAGGAGCGCCGTCAGCATCTATCTCTACACCACCTCTGATATGCGGCATATCAAAATTCTGTTGCGGGTTACTGAGTCGGTCAGGATCTACAATCTGAACTGTTGTTGCATAATGCCCACGTCCAGGACCAAGCCTATCCGGTCGATATTGCAGAATAGCCAGTGCATCCCCGTCTAATAGTTTATGTCTGAACGCTAATCGCAACATTTGGGAAACAGTTTGCTGACGCTCCACGTCACAATAACGACCGGGATCATTGGCCCAACTACGCCAGTGAGCTTCTACGACTTTCCCGTATTCGTCCGCCCAAGTAGCATCAAAAGCTTTATTACCGGTCACCAGCGCCAACATCCGGTAATCAGGCTTAATGATAGGTCGGAAATTAGCCCCAACCGCATTATCAAGAACCCGTGTGATCGTGCCACTGGCCCAGCCGTCATTACGCGCTAAGTCGCGGACACGCGAAACAATGCGGTCACGATAAATATTGATTTCATTGTCGGGTGACCACAGCGCCGGTTGCCAGTTTGCCAGCTGATCACTAGACGAATCAGCCGCGTCATAGGGCACACGACTACCGCCGACTAGCATAGACATTTTTTGTCGAGAGGGTGGCAGCGGTTGCCCGTCCGGTCCTAAAATTCTCACTGTATTCATCAGAACCTAAACCTTACCGGGCGACGTGGCCGGGCTACGATACCGAGTTGTGCCTGTAGTAATTGAATCAGCGCCATCAAATCGGCCATTGATGATTGCTGATAGGACACTGAGCGGGTGCCGTCTCCCTGTGTGTATGAAAACGAAACGCCGCGTTGCCCAGATGCCAAATCAATGTAGGCTTGCTGTGCTTTGGTTAGTGCATCTTGCAATTGCTCGCGCGTCATTGCACCCGCCAGCAAGCTAGTTTTTGGATTAAACATAGTGATCCTTATCAGGAAAGTGGCTGTCCGTATTTCAGGGACCACTACAATAGTGGTAAATATGAACCGCTTATTTAAAAAGGGGGCAATATGTCAATATTTGATGATCACGAAATCGAATTACCCGCATGCCCTGAGTGCGGCATCAAGACGAAAAAGAAAATCAGATGGCTCAAGAGTCATCGTTATTTCATTTGTCGCTGCGGTAGTCGGATTAATATCGACAGTAGCAAGATGACCGCCAAAATCAGGAGCGTTGAGAACAAACTTAATAAGCTGTTTAAATAAAGCTTTATCAATCACCATTTTGTCTAATGGTAAAACTAGCCTGTCTATATCATCAGTACAGAAAGGCCCTTGGCTTTCATCGGTAACATTAAGCTTCATATGTGGCACCCCACAACTAAGACGGTAAAAGTTGAGACAAGCTTTTTCGTTTCGGTTTTTCCGGCTCTTGAATAATAACGCCGGGATATTGCAAGCTGATTTTTTCTTCCGGTTCTGCGGGCGCTGGCAATAATCTGCCCGGATTTTCTGTGATGCTTGTAACTAACGCATTCAGTTTCAACCCCATATGCAATAGCCCGCATAACGCAGCATACGCATATACGCGGCAGTCAAGCGCCTCGTTAGCCCGGCCCGGCAATTGCTCCCACACTCGGAAGCGCTGCCCGCCTGACTCTTTTAATACGGAGCGCTCTGCCAAAAGTTGACTGAAATAATTCAGGTCCCTATCTGCCGGGAAATGCATATAACTGGCTGATGCTTCACCGGGTGGCGGGGGATCGATATGTAACCGGCCACGGATAGTATCTTTTGCCGCATTAACACCGAGAATAATGGGCTTGAAACTTGACTTGGTACGCGGTGTAGGTTTTTTGGTCGGCCAGACAGGGGAACGCTTACCGCCGCGTGCTGATTCACCTTTAATGGCCCATACCCGGCGCCCTATTCTGGCTTTTGAGAATTCGTAAACTTGCTGCGTGTGGTGTCCGCCTGAATCCATACATGCCGCCATGATAGTAAAACCCCGCCCGTCAGCCCGTCGCCAAATTTGTTTCAGGTAAGCATCCAAACGTTTCCAGGGTTCATCGGTTTCCAGATCACCTTCAATGACATCATAAGCAATTGACCAGCTTTCTTCATTGCGGCCCCACCCGACAATTTCAATTTCGAATCTGTCATCTTGCGTATCAATACCCGCCGTCAAAACAGCCACGCCATCCGGGACCTCAGCGGCAAAGACTTCACAACGTTCAAGCAGTTTTCTTTCACTCAATGCTTTCTCTCCGCGGTCTTCATAAGGTTCACCCAGCACAAGGTTAATAAATGTCTGGCGCATCAAGGGGTCATTTTTCACCCTCAGCCATTCAGCAACTAAGTATTTCCACGCGGCATTGGGGAATAAGCTGTAACCCGCCCAAATATGAAAACCGGCATGGCCTTTAAATGGCTTTGTCGCTCGCCACTCTCCGCGCTTCACAATGCCGGGTTTTTCGTTGTGATGGATCATGCAACCGTTATGACGACAAACATAGTAAGCGGTATCCGGCAAACCATTGCCGTTTTCGTCCTTGTCCCACTTGATCCCATATGGCGTATCGGGACCACCCCACTCTAATATTTGATATTCGCCGCAGTGAGGGCATGGGACATAGTAATAACGCTGGTCACTATCGCCGAACGACTTTTCAATGCGGCTAGTTCCTTTTACTGTCGGGGTTGAACCCAATACGATTTTGCGGTTCCAAAATGTTTCAGAACGCTTTGTACCCAGTGCTATCTGATCACCTTCAACCCCAGCACCGCCAGACGGGTACCCATCCACTTCATCAAACAAGATAATCCGGCAAGTAATACGACGAAACCCGCCCGGGCTGTTAGCTCCTACCAGTGTCAGATTGGCGCCATTCAAAAACGTCTTTTTCAGAATAGTCTGATTACTGTTTTTGGCTTTGGGGTCACCAGAGATTTCAGCCAACACTGGGGTATCACGCAGCATTGGCGCAATCTCGGTTTTACTGTAATCCTCCGCATCTTCAACACGAGGTTGCACGACCAGAATGGGAGAAGGGTCATGCGCCAGATAATAACCCACTACGTGATCGAGAATTTTGGTGTATCCGACACGCGCTGATTTCATGACTGATACATAGGTAACTGATGGGTCTGTGATAGCATCCATCATGCCGTCTTGATAAGCAAAAGATCGGAATCTTCCCGTTTGTGCGCTGGTTTCTTTTGACAGTACAGCGTATTTATTGGCCCATGCACTTAGCGAAAGTGGCTCAGGAGGCCGGATATCAGAACGACGTTTATATAACTCTTGTGTGAAATTTTGCCAAGCGGAGGCATTAGCTTTCTCCTCGTTGTTTACTATCATCAAGGCTTAATTCCTCCATCGCCTCGTAAACCACCTCCTGTAACGCTTGAACAAATTCCGTATCATTAGTGGTGGAGGCCAAGACACGTAGACGAGGACCGTGTTCAGGAGCAATAGCGATTAAGCGAGTGCGCATTCTTGAATACTCTTGCCCGACAGCCTCAATCATGTCTTTATACGGCA